AGGTGATTCAGGTCCATCAGTAGGTATTCAAAAAGGTGGCATGAAAAAAGGCGGTGTAACTTCTATGGATATGAAGCGTATGGGGCGCAATATGGCTCGTGCAGCTAATCAGGGTATGAAAAAAACCGCAGGAAGGGGTCGATAATGGCTAAGTTTTCTATGAAAAAAGGCGGTAAAGAAGTAGGACCTGCTGAGGTTTATGCTGCACCGCACACAATGGATGGTAAAGCTATTAGCATCGTAGCAGACAGTGCTTATACTCCTGGTGCCAAAGTAGTAGACACAATGAATATGTCTGTTGCTGGTATTAGTAAAGGCAATTACCCTCCTGAGAATCGCTACGGCAAGATTCAAATGCGTGGTACTGGCGCTGCTACTAAAGGCAAAATGTCTAGTGGGAAGATGGGCTAATGAATTTTCAGCAGCTATCTGAGGCTATCCAAAGCTACACGGAATCAACTGAGCAGTTATTTGTTCAGAACATTCCTAACTTTGTGCAACTCTGCGAAGAGCGGGTGTATAACGCCGTTCAGATTCCTGCTATTCGTAAAAATGTCATTGGTACTTTTACTTCTGGTGATGTCTACTTAGCCCTTCCCGATGACTATTTGGCATCTTTTTCCCTTGCTGTGATTGATGCTAGCGGAAACTACGAGTATTTAATTGATAAAGATGTCAACTTTATTCGCCAGTCTTACCCAAACCCAACGACTGATACTGGTACACCTAGGTATTACGCTCAGTTTGAGCCCTACACGTACATCATTGGACCGACTCCAGACGACAATTACCAGACCGAGCTGCATTATTACTACTACCCGACCACAATTGTTCAAGGTGGTCTTTCTGGTTTTGGTACGATTGTTGGGGGTTCTGGCTATACCAATGGGGTATACGAGAATGTGGCGTTAACAGGTGGTGATGGTTCAAATGGCACAGCTACAATAACCGTATCAGGTGGCGCAGTAACTGCAGTTACTTTAATAAACCCAGGATTTTTATATCTTGTAGGCAACTCTTTAAGCGCTGCTACCTCTACAATAGGGGGTACTGGAAGTGGATTCTCAGTGCCTGTAAATAATATTCAGAACGCAGCTGGCACTTCTTGGCTGGGTGATAATTTTGAAAGTGTTTTGTTGTATGGTTCGTTGCGTGAGGCTATCATCTTCCAAAAAGGTGAACAAGACTTAGTTACATATTACGAGCAGAAGTACCAAGAATCCTTAGCGTTACTCAGAGATTTGGGTGATGGTAAAGATAGACGCAGTGCTTATCGTGATGGACAATTACGATTACCTGTACCTGGACCCGTTAGATAAATTTTTAGGAGCAAAAAATGGCAATTACCCAAGCAATGGCGACAAGTTTCAAGGTTCAACTCTTGAATGGTCAGCATAATTTTTCAGCAGACACGTTTAAATTAGCTCTGTATACCAGCTCAGCTACTATTAACGAGAACACAACCGCTTATTCTGCAAGTAATGAAGTGCCTTCAACAGGTAACTATTCTGCTGGTGGCAATACTTTGTCTGTTAGCGTAACCCCAACAAATACTGGTAACGTAGCTTTTATCTCGTTTACTAATAGCTCTTGGGCAAATGCAACTATTACTGCTAATGGCGCTTTGATTTATAACGCTAACTTGGCAAATGCGGCTGTTGCTGTATTAGCTTTTGGTGGTGATAAGACATCGACTAACGGTACTTTTGCAGTGAATTTCCCAACTGCGGATGCAAGTAACGCTATTATTCGTTTGACCGCTACGTAATTAGGAGAGCCTTATGGCTTTGATTCTGAAAGATAGGGTTAAAGAATCCAGCTCTAGCTCTGGCACAGGCAGTATTACGCTTGGTGGTGCATTTCCTGGCTACCAGACGTTTAATGCCGCCATTGCTTCTGGTTCTACCGTTTATTACACCATCCATAATTTAGCTGCTGGGTTTGATACCGAGTGGGAAGTGGGTGTTGGTACGTTTACATCTCCAGCTACATTAGCTAGAAATACGGTTCTTTCCTCGTCTACAGGATCGCTAATTAACTTTACCGCTGGTGCAAACGGTCTTGAGGTATTTATTACTCAGCCTGCAGAAGAAGCGGTTTATTTAAACAATGCTACTGGTCTAGTGGAAATTGGCGGTAATGGCACAAATACTGTGTCGTTTACCAACATCAATGCGTCTAACGTAGTGATGGTGTCTGGCACAATCAGTACCAATGCTGCAAACGCAACTGACATTACAAACAAACAGTATGTAGATGGTCTAGTTCTCTCTGGTACTCATTTTCATGAACCTGTTTTAGTCGAAGAAGACGTGTCTTTAGATGCAGTTTACGTACAGCCAAACGGTGCTAGTAATGGTGTAGGTGCAACATTGACCAACAACGTTGCTAACGTAGCCCTTGTTGTTGACGGTGTAAGCGTATCTAACACAGCCCGTATTTTGGTATATGCACAGGCTAATGCGGTACAAAATGGTGTTTATACAGTTACTAATCCAGGTGCTCCTGATAGCCCAGGTCCAGGTGCTAAATGGGTTCTAACTCGTTCTACTGACACTGATACATTTGGTTTGGCTAGCTCAACCGAGTTAAGTGAAGGCTCTACTTTCTTTGTTACTTCTGGTAATACAGGTGCTGGTCGGACGTATACATGTAATACCCAAGGCACAATTACTTTTGGCTCAACCAATATTACTTTTGCGCAGATTAGCTCTGCTCAGATTTATGCAGCAGGAACAGGGTTAAACCTTTCTAACCTGACATTTAGTATTGCTAATACAACCGTTGTTTCTGGTCTTTATGGCGATTCAGCTAACGTGTCGGTTATTGAAGTCAATGCGCAAGGACAGTTAACTTCTGCTTCTAACTCCGCTATCAACGTATCTAATATTACTGTTGGTACTTTAGCCAACGATAGAACCACAGCGAGCGCATCAAATGGTGCTTCAACTATCGTAGCCCGTGACGCAAATGGATCGTTTACGGCTAACGTTATTACGGCAACTGATGTTAATTCAACAAATGTCACAGCAACTACTGGATCGTTTACCAACGTATCAGGCAACGGCGTAGCTCTAACGGCTATCAATGCCTCTAATGTTACCTCTGGTACTTTAGATAACGCCCGTACTACAGGTAATACGGCTAACAGCGCAAGCACAATAGTCCTTCGGGATGCAAATGGTAGTTTTGGGGCAAATATTATTTCTGGTGCTTTTAGTGGTGACGGTTCAGCAATTAACGCTATCAACGCATCCAATATATCTAGCGGAACCATAGCTAACGCACGTACTTCTGCAGCTTCTGCTAATGGGGCTTCAACTATAGTATTGCGTGATGGGTCTGGAGGCTTTGGTGCAGGCGATATTACTGCTAACTCTATCTCTGGTAATGGCGTAGCTTTATCTGCAATTAACGCCTCCAACATTGCTTCGGGGACAATTGCAAATGCAAGAACGACTGCTGCTTCTGCTAATGGCGCTTCTACTATTGTTCTGCGGGGAGCTTCTGGTGAGTTTGCTGCTGGAGACATTGTAGGCGCCAGTGCAAATATTGCTGGTAATACGTACCTTGCTGTTTCTAGCGGAAACGTTGGAATTGGTACCGTTTCACCAAACGATACTTTAGAAGTGGCTGGTGCTAATGCTTTTATTCGGGTAAATCGAACTGGTGCTGAGCCAGGTATTAGTTTTAGATATAGCAACTCAGGCACTAACCGTGGTGATATTGCTGTTACTTCTGCTGGTGCGATGTACTTTACTGCTGGTGGTTCTACAGAGCGTATGCGTATTGACTCTAGTGGTAATGTTGGTATTGGTACGGCTAGTCCTGCGGCAAACAGAAAATTAACTATTAGCAATACAGGTCAAGTGGCGGCAATGCGGATTGATGCGCCAACTGGTTATGATTCTTTTATTGAGTTTACAGAAAATAGTTCTGTAACTGCTAATACTTATTGGCAAATCAATAAAACAACATCAACTCACGCTTTGCAGTTTTGGAATGGCTCAGAGCGTATGCGTATTGACTCTACTGGTGCTGTAGGTATTGGTACTGCTAGTCCAGCAAATAACAG